AAGAGAAATACATTGACGCGACGAACCGACCGCGCTGCCGAGAGTGCGAGCGCCGCCGCAATCGCCTCGCTTGTGCGCGTCGTAGTGCGCGGCGTAAGGGCCTACTGCCGTGAGCGACTTCATGCGCGAGGGGGACGGACATGATCACCGGCCAGCGCCGGCGCCCGCCTACGACCGCGACGGCATCACGCTGTACCGGGGCGACTGCACCGCGATCATGGCGCAGATCGGACCGGTGGACCACGTCATCACGGACCCGCCCTACGGCCGCGACGTGTATCGACGGCTGTGCGAGCCGAACACAAACGTTGGATCGGGCACGCCGGCACGGTTTTGGATCGGCAATCACCAGTACAGCAGCGTCTCGATCGAGCGGCTGGCGGCTGGGGCGATCGGGCACGTCGATGAGCTGATCGCACCGTGCGCCGTCCAGTTCGCGCGGCTCGTGCGGCGCTGGTGCATCGTGTTCTCGGACGCCGAGACGACGCACCGCTGGCGCGCCGACCTTGAGGCCGCTGGGCTGCGCTACGTCCGCACCGGCGCATGGGTCAAGACCGACCCGATGCCGCAGTTCTCGGGCGACCGGCCAGCGGTGGGGTTCGAGCCATGCACCATCGCCCACGCCCAAGGCGCGATGCGTTGGAACGGCGGCGGCTTGCCTGCCGTCTGGACGTACGGCACGGTCAAGGCGGACCGCCCGGACCACCCGTGTCCGAAGCCGCTTGCGCTCATGCAGAAGCTGATCGAGCAGTTCACGGACCCCGGAGAGACGATCCTCGACCCGTTCGCCGGCAGCGGTACCACGCTCATCGCCGCGCGGAACCTCGGCCGGCGCGCCATCGGCATCGAGCTGAGCGCCGAGTACGCCGAGCTGGCGATACAGCGGCTGGATTACGGCGTGCGCGGCACGGTGGCCGTGCAGCAGGGACAGGGCACGCTCGGGCTGTGACAGGCGAGGTCGTGCTGGTGGTCGGCTCGACGGCGCACAACGCACTGCGGCCGGTTACGTGAGCCCGGCCGCCGTCAGGCGCTCGCCACGGTCGCCGGAACGGTGCCAGTAGGCTCCCGCCGCCCGCAGCACGCCCGCGGCCTCGGCGTCCGTGAGCTGCGCCACCCGCGCCACAAGCCCGCGCACGTCCCCGACACCCCATTTAGGTGCAATCTCGTGCATGTGTCCAGCACCGCTGGCGCGCCGCCCGGGTGCTAGACTACGCGCGATGGCTCGTGTCTGTGCGACGCCCGGCTGCGCCTCGCTCCAACCCTGCCCGGCGCACCCACGCGTCCCGTACGCCGCCGCGCAGTGACATGTAAACGCGTCAGCACACGCGCCCGTGAGGAGCAGGACTACTACCTGCGCCACGATGGGCAGGCCAGACCTCCGACAGAGGAGGAACGACTGGAGTTTCTGCGGTACGACTCTCACGGCGGCGACATTACGTGGAGTAATCCAATCTATGTGGCCAAGAGCCACTACGGAATCAGTGTCAATCTCCTGAAGGATTCGTACCTCTCTGATGGGTGGCCTGGCGGGCTGTGCGTTGTGGATGAGATCCTCCGTACAACGGGCGATCTCCGCTTCGTCGTCGAAGCATTGGGGGAGCGTGTCGTCTCCGGTTGGCTTGAGATATGGGCATGGCATTGGCATCTTGCCCATGGGGAGACCAGTTAATGCCGTGGGCACCGAAGCGACCCTGCTCCAAGCCCCACTGCACCTCCATGCAGCCGTGCCCCACGCACGCTCGCAAGCCGTGGGATCGCACTAAGCGCCAACCCGGCGGCAACGGCTGGCAGTGGCAGCGCATCCGCCGTGCGATCCTCGCACGCGACGGCCATACGTGCCGCTACTGTCATGCTATCGCCACACAGATTGATCACGTCGTCCCAATCGCCCGCGGCGGCTCCGACGACCCGACGAACCTGGTTGCATGTTGCGCGCGCTGCAATGAGCAGCGCCGCCGCCGCCTGGTCGCGGGCGTCGGCTGATGGCCGCGCTCGGGATCTGATGGGCGCCGCGCTCGACCCCGAGGTGCTCTCGGCGTTTATGTCCCGGCGCGCAAGGGGGGTGCGAAAATTTGAGGCCGGCCGCTACGCGGAACCGCCGCGCTGCCTACACGCGCGTCGCCGCGCTTCTGCGTGTATGCTGAACCTCATGAAAGGGCGAAAACCGACTCCCACGTCGCTGCGCATCCTTCGCGGTAACCCGGGCAAGCGCGCCCTGCCGACGGATGAGGCGCGACCGGATAGCGTATTGCCGAAACCACCGTCGCACCTGGATCGCGAAGGCCGGACGGAATGGCGGCGCGTCGGCCGGGAACTGGAGGCCCTCGGCCTCGTCTCGACGATTGACCGGGCGCTGCTGGCTGCGTATTGCGCGGCCTGGTCGCGATTGGTCGATGCGGAGGCGCATCTCCGGGATAGCGGCTCGATCGTCATCGCGGCGAACGGGGCGATCGCACAGTCGCCGTATCTCCAGATCGCGAACAAGGCGATCGATCAGCTGGCGCGATTGGCCCCAGAGTTCGGGATGTCGCCGTCGAGCCGCTCTCGCGTCCGCGCTACTAAGCCCAAGCAGGAGATCGCGGAGGAAGACCGGTGGGAGGGTCTGCTGTCGTAGAGACACGTGCGGAGCGGTTCATCAATAACCTTACGCACACGAAGGGCGAATGGGCCGGCCAACCGTTCCATTTGCGCCCGTGGCAACAGCAGTTCCTCCGTCCACTGTTCGGGACGGTGAGGCCGAACGGCCGACGCCAGTATCGCACCTGCTACGTCGAGATTCCCCGCAAACAGGGGAAATCAGAGCTCGCGGCGGCGATCGCGCTCTACATGCTCATCGGCGATGGCGAACAAGGCGCTGAGGTGTATTCCGCGGCCGTCGATCGCGACCAGGCGTCGCTCGTCTTCAATGTTGCGGCGCAGATGGTGCGGAATGACACCGTGCTCAGCAAGCGCCTGGAGATCATCGATTCGCGTCGCCGGATCTACGATCCGGTGACAAACAGCATTTACGTGGCGATTCCTGCGGAAGCCGCAGGCCGACACGGTTACAACGCTTCGGCAGTGATCTATGACGAGATCCATGCAGCGCCGAACCGCGATCTCTACGACGTTCTGACCACCTCGACCGGAGCGCGTGCGCAACCGTTGTTCTTTGTGATCACGACCGCCGGCTGGGACCGCACGTCGATCTGTTGGGAGCTACACCAGTACGCGGAGCGCGTCCGGGACGGCATCATTGACGACCCGTCATTCCTCCCCGTGCTGTACTCGGCGCCGCTCGATGCGGACTGGACAGACCCCGAGGTATGGAAATCGGTGAACCCGGCGCTGGGTGACTTCCGGTCGATGGAAGAGTTCGAGATCGCGGCAAAACGCGCGATCGAAGTGCCGGGCCAACAAAACGCCTTCCGACGGCTCTATCTTTGCCAGTGGACGGAATCGGCTGCCCGCTGGCTGCCGATGGACGCATGGGATCAGTGTGGTGGTGCGACGCAGGCGGACGCCTATGCGGAGTGCTATGCAGGCCTCGACCTGGCGAGCACGACGGACATCACGGCGTTGGTGTTGTGGTTCCCGCACCGCGATGGCACGGTTGACATTGTCCCGTACTTCTGGGTGCCGGAGGAAGGTGTCCGCGAACGCGCCAGGCGTGACGGCGTCCCGTACGACGAGTGGGCGCGGCGGGGCTTGATCTTCACAACGCCCGGCAACATTACCGACTACGATCAGATCCGGGAGTTCATCCGGGGATTGGCGGAGCGCTATCGCATCCGTGAGATCGCCTATGACCGCTGGAACGCGACGCAGCTCATCACCCAGCTTCAGGAGGATGGCGCCAACTGCGTGCCCGTGGGCCAGGGATATGCCTCGCTGTCGGCGCCGGCCAAGGAGTTCGAAGCATTGGTGCTCGGGCGGCGCATCCGCCACGGGGGGAACCCTGTCCTGCGCTGGATGGCCGCCAACGTCGCGATCGAGGGAGACGCCGCCGGGAATATCAAGCCATCAAAATCCAAGAGCACGGAGCGGATTGACGGCATCGTTAGTGCAATAATGGCCTGCGGGCGCGCTGTCGGCAGGACAGCGGACGAGCCGGTAACGGTGGAGTTCTGGTGAGCAGGAAGATCGCGGCGCTGGTTCGCTATCTCGATCTCGGCGTCGATGAGGCGCAATGGGCGGCGCTCGGTGTCTTCATCGGCATCGGCATCATCGTCGGCGCGCTCGTGCTTGGCATTGCGGTGCGCGTCTTCACCTGTGCGGGAGGATGGTCATGTTGAAGCGGACATTGGGATCGTTCGTTGCGAAGCAGAACGCCGCGGCATTGATCCAGCCGTGGCAGGCGGGACGCGCGCAACTGCCCGATCAATCGTTCGAAACCATCTTTCGCGAGGGGTACGCAAAGAATGAGATCGTGTTCGCCTGCGTCGAGGAATGGGCCACCGACTTCGCCGAAGCGGAATTGCGCGCGTACCGCAACACGCCGAACGGTCCCGAGGTCGTAGAGAATCATCCCGCCGTCGTGCTGTGGAACAGCCCCAACCCGTGGCTGTCCGGCGATGACCTCGCGGGCGGCCTGCAGATGTACAAGCGCCTCGCCGGCAATACATATCTGCTCAAGGTGCGGTCCGGCAGCGGCCGTGTCGTGCAGATCTGGTTGCTGCGCCCCGACCGCGTCAAGGTGATACCCGATGCGGATAAGTACATCGCCGGCTATGAGTACCGGAACGGCTCCGCTACGGCGCTCATCCCGGCTGCGGACATCATCCACCTGAAGACGCGGCATCCGCTCAACGACTGGTACGGCATGGCGCCGCTGATGGCGGCGTCGGGCCGTACGGACATCGACAACTTCATGCGCGACATCATCAAGGGGTTCCTGCGAAATTCCGGCGTGCCTGCCGGCATCCTGCGCATTCAGGGCGAGGTCAGCGAACAGGAGAAAATGCTGTTCCGCTCGCGGTTCCGCCTCGACTTCGGCGGCGAGAACGCGGGCAACGTGATGGTCGTCAAGGGCGGCAAAGACGGGGTGGAGTATACGCCGCTCGCCATGTCCCTTGGCGCCCGCGGCCTCGTCATCCCCGAACTCGACGAAATCGACGAAGCGCGCATCGCGATGGTATTCCGCGTGCCGCCGTCGATCCTGAACAGCCGGATCGGCATGAACTCCTCAAGCTATGGTAACCGCAAGAGCGATCGCGAAGAGTTCACCCAGCGCCAACTGGTGCCGGAATGGCAGTCCGTCGCGTCGGCGCTCACGCAATCGTTGTTGCCCGAATTCGGAGGCGCCGACTTCCTCGCGTTCGACTTTACGACGGTCCAGGCACTCCAACAGGACATGGACGCACTCTCTACGCGCGTCCGTGCCGAGGTGCAGTGCGGCATCCGTTCGGTCGAGGAGGGACGGCGGGCATTAAGCCTGCTGGCGAAGCCGAGTGCAGGCGAGACCTTCCTGATCCCGAACAACTTCGTGCCGGTCCCGTCCGACCAGCTCGATGCGGAGGCCATGATCGCACTGTCGGCCCCGGCCGCATTGCCTCCGGGCGCAGACGATACCGGGCCATGATCGTCCTCCTGGCCACCTGTGCAACTTGCCACATGCGTTCACGGCCGTACGCCCGGATCGTGCATCCGCGAGCGATGCTGTGCTCGCGGATCTGCCTGCGCGCATGGCTTGCGGCGCATCCCGAGGATGATGGTGAGGGGCCGGAATGAGCGGGCCGCTGATCACCGTCTGCATGATCGCGAGGAACGAGGAGGCGACGATCGGCGAAGCGCTCGGCTCCCTGTATACGGATAACAACGTACCGCTGTGGGACGAACTGATCGTCACGCTCGCCGGGACATCAGTGGATGCGACGGAAACGATCGCTCGTGGATTCGGCGCACAGATCGCGCGATATCCCGCCAGTGGCGCGTGGCCGACGGATGCCGACGGTCGCGAGCTGCGTGATTATGGCGCAGCGCGCGAAGCCACCGAGAGCCTGGCCACCGGGCGATACGTGTTCTGGATCGACGCTGACGAGCGCCTCATACGGGGCCACGACGTGATCCGTCGCATCGCCGAGCAGGCCAGGCTCCCCGGCGTGCGGCCGCGCATCCGCCTCATCGGCGGGATCGAGCACGCGCGTCAGGAACTCCTGCATCGGCGTGGCATGTACCACTGGAAGGGCGCCATCCACGAGCGCCTTGAAGGTATCCCGGTGCCGGTGGAACGCGGGATCCTCTACGAAGAGATCGCGCGCCCTGACGGGGATCGGCCTCACGGTGAGATGTTCGAGCTGCTGCGCACGGAAATGGGTACGACGCTCAAAACGCGTGAGTTGTACTACCTGGCGCGGGAGCATCTGAATGAGCAGCAATGGGCGCAGGGCATCGCCTGTGGGCGTCTCTTCCTCGACGCCGGCGGCGGCTGGCCGGAACAACGTAGCCAGATGCACGTGTACCTCGCGCAGGCATGGATCGCACTGGGTGATGTCCACCAGGCCCGCCAGTCCTATCTAGAGGCCATCAAGGAGTTTGGGCCGTGGTGCGAACCCTATTACGGCCTGGCCGTCTTGCACCGGGATCTCGGACTTTACCTCGAGGCGGTGATGTGGGCCGCTGCGGCGTTGGTGCCGGCGTTCGACAGCGACGACGACATGCAGGCCGAGGCCCGCAATCCAGAGGTGTATGCATGGCGGCGCTTTGATGTTATGGCCTTCTGCCTCGCCGCGCTGGGGCGCTACGAGGAAGCAGCCCGGTACTACGATATGGTCGAGCGGGCACATCCCAACGAGGTGACAATCGCGAATGTCCGCCGCTGCCGGGAACTCGCCTCAGGAGGGAAGACGTGACGCGCTATTGCTGGCGGTGCGCCGCGCTGGTCTGGGCGGATGATGATCTGCCGAATGAACCGCAAATGACGCACTGCCGCAGGTGCAAGGCCAAGAACGTCATCCTCCCGCGCCCGTCCGAAGGCAATGTTGCGCCCGCCCTTGACACGCCGCCGCGCCATGTGTTGAAATCCCCACTGACAACCATATAACTCGCGCCCCGGTCATGCGCAGCCATCGAGGCCCCACGTCGCGCACGTGGAGCCTTTTTCGTTGCGTGACTTCGAGACCAAGCAGTTCACGGCGACGGAGCTGACCGATCAAGGCGCGGTTTCCGCGATCATCTCGACCTTCCAGCTCGACCGCGACGGCGACGTCATGACCAGAGACGCTTTCACGGCGTCGGAGGGGAAAGAGATCCCCATGGTCTGGTCGCACAACTGGGACCAGCCCGTCGGGAAGGGCACCGTGCGCGTCAACGACACGGGCGCGGAGTATCACGGCCAGTTCTTCCTTGATACGCAGGCCGGACAGGAAGCCTACAAGACCGTAAAGGCAATGGGCAGCCTGCAGGAATACTCGATCGGCTTCCGGATCCTCGACGCGACCAGAGACGTGCATGACGGCGAGCCGGTACGGACGATCCGCGATATCGAGCTGTTCGAGGCGTCGCCGGTGCTCGTTGGCGCCGCGTACGGCACGCGCACGCTCGCCGTAAAGAGCTCCGACCGGTGTGCGACCGATGAGGGCGCACGAGCCTCCCTGGATATCGCCGACGCCGTGCTTGAGATGTGTTCCGCGGTGCTGAAGGCCGGGCGCGTGCTCAGCCAGCCGAACCTCGATCGGCTGCACTCCGTGATGCAGGACATCGGCGTCATGCATGACGGCACCTGCGATATGGGCGATACCTGCCCGATGCAGAAGGCGGCGGAACCTGCGGAGATCAAGGTCGAGGCTCTGGAAGAGGACATGGAACGCGACAGGCGCCGAGCAGATCTTGAGCGGGCGCTGTCCACGGTGAGGATTTGAGGAGGACGATACCATGCCGGACCTGAAGCTCATGCGCGAGGAACTCGAACAGACCGTGGTGCGCCGGGAGACGCTGCGCGAGCAGTACAAAGGCATCAGCCTGCCGGAGGACGTGCGGGTTGAGGACCAGGAACTGCACGAGCGGGCGCTCAAGCTCCGCAAGCTGATCGACGACGAGGAAACGACCGCGCGCGACCGCACGTTCGACGAGCTGAAGCGCTACATGACCGACCCCAAGTACGTCATCCAGCACCCCGTCAACAACGACGAAGACGGGCACAAGCAGCTCGCCATGAAGGGCTGGACGTTCAAGGACGGCGGCATCTACCGCGAAACCTCCGCTGGCGAGGTCGCGATGTACCCCGAAGAAGTCCTCTTCGGGCCGCTGCCGGCCAACCCGAAGGATGCCGAAGTCGCCAACTACTTCAAGCAGACGCGGGCCATCTTCCAGCCGGCCTACCGCGAGGCATACGTCAAGTACATGCGCAGCGTCCGGATGGAGCCATCGCAGGCATGGTCGCGTCTCAGCGCGGAGGAGCAGAAGGCGCTCAGCGAGGGGAACGACGGCGCCGGCGGATACCTCGTGCCGCCGGACATGCAGGCGGAGATGCTGGCGCGGTTGCCACAGGTATCCGTGTTCCCGCGCCTCGCGCGCACGGTGAATACGTCGCGCGACCGTCTCGTGTACCCGCGCGTCGCTGCTGCGGCGGCAGGCGCGTCGGGTCTCGCCTCGGGCGGCGGCTCGGTCTTCAGCTCCGGATTCATCGGTTCCTGGGCGGGCGAGACGCCGACCTTCACGGACACCGACCCGGCGTTCGGCACGTTCGAGATCTCGATCAAGAAGGTCAGGGTCGCGACGAAGCTGTCCAACGACTTCATGTCGGACGCCGTGATCAACGTGCCGCAGTGGCTCGCGACGAACGGCGCCGAGAACATGGCGCTCGTCGAAGAGCAGGGGTTCATCACCGGGGACGGTACGGCGCTCAAGCCGATGGGCATCCTGAACGGCGGCGCCGCCACAGTCGACGTGGAAGGATCGAGCAGCAACACGATCTCCAACTCGACAAGCAACACCGGCTCGGCGCCGAAGCTGATCGACCTCGTGTACGGGCTGCCGTCGCAGTACGCGAACAGTGGCGCACTCCTCATGAAGCGGTCGGTGGAGGGGAAGATCCGCAAGCTGATCGACGCGCAGGGCCGCTACCTGTGGCCGCTGCAGTCCGGGTCGATGTTCGGCGCGCCGAACGGCCTTGGGCAGCGAACGCTGCTCGAATACCCGGTGTACAACAGCGAGTTCATGCCCGTGGACGACACCGACGCGAACAAGGTGATCATCTTCGGCGACTTCTCGGCGTACATCATCGCGCGCCGGACGCAGCTCTCAACGACGATCCTGCGCGAGCGCTTCGCCGACACCGACCAGACCGGGATCATCATCTGGGACCGCGTCGGCGGTGCCCTCTGGAACGATGACGCCATCCGCTACGGCGTGGTGTAAACACGGCGTCGCGGGGCGCATCCCCGCACACTCGAAGCGCCGTCGCAGGGTAGGGAACACCGAAGCGCGGCGGCAGGGTAGAGGAGAACAGGAATGCCAAACTTCCACCAGAGTCCGGCGGACGGCCACGCGATTACGCAGGACGTGACGCCGCGGACGATCAATAACACGCAGGTCAGCGGCGCCGGCGTCGACATGCAGGGGTGGGACGGTTGTCTGTTCGTCCTCAACCTCGGCACCATCGACGCGACCGTGGACATGAGCATCCAGCGCGATGACGCGTCCAACTTCGGGTCGGCCACGGCGATCACCGGCTCATCGATCACGCAGGTGCCCGCGACGGGTGACGGCCAGGCCGTCGCCGTCGACGTATGGCGGCCGAGCGAGCGCTACGTGCGCTCGCGTGTGACGGTCGGCAGCGGCACGACGGGCGCGGCCCTCGGCGTGACCGCGATTCGCTACCGCGCGACCGGGCGCCTCCCGATCACGCAGACGCTCAACGAGCTGGTGAAGGTTGCGGAGAACTAGGCCGATGGCTGACGAACTGCACGTCGAGACCGGCCCGGACACCGCTGACGATCGCCCTGCCTCGAAGGCGGTGTCCGGGCCACCGGAGAACAAGGCCGTGAAACCGAGGCCGAAGCCCTGCCCGACCTGCGGTGCGGACCTCGCGCCCTATGCGGGCACGCAGACGCACAAGCAGGGACGCATGGAGTGCCCGGCCTGCGGGAACTACTTCGCGAACTGAACCATCTCCTTCGCTGCATCCGCCTGGGCGGGAGTGAGGAAGCATGAGCGTCTCGGACGCATATACGACGCCGCAGGAATACCGGGCGCTCATCGGCAAAGATGACACCTCGGACGACCTGGAGCTCGCGACAGACCTCCGGGCGACGGCGCGCTATATCGACCGCAAGCTCGGCCGCTTCTTCACGTCGGAGAGCGCGACATCGCGCGATTACCTGACGACGTTCTCGGGCGTCGTGAACCCGGAGGCGGAGAATCCATTCCGCACGGCGCGCGGTGCGCGGCAACTCGACATCGACGACCTCGTGTCGCTCACATCGTGCCTGGTCGACCTTGACGGCGACGGGACGCCGGAGACAACGTATACCAGCGGGACGGACTTTCAGCTCTGGCCGCTGAATGCTGCAAGGGGTCCGGAGCCGCGGCCCTACGTCGCGCTCGTTGTGCCGCCATGGCCGCAGAGCCAGTTGCCGTTCCCGCCATACCGGCTCGTGCGCATCACGGGCACGTGGGGATGGCCCGCCGTACCGCCCGCGATCAACCGCGCGAACGCGCATCTCACGGCAATCCTCCGCATGGAGGGGCCGCGGTCGTCGCGGTCGATCTCCGCCGACGGCGAGATACTGGAGGCCAACCCGCAGGCGCAGTCGATCGTCCGCGAGTTGATGGGCACCTATGCCCGGGTGAGCTGGTGATTGCCGAGATCGAGATTCGCGGCATCGACGAGTTGGGCGCCAAGATCAAGGGCGACCTGTTCGGCAAGCCGATGACCGCGCTGCTCACCGACCTCGCGAAGCTGGCGCAGCGGGAGGCGCGTGCCGTCGCGCCGCATCATGTGCAGATTCGTCGCAGCACGCAGACACTGACGGCGAAAGTGCGTGCCGTCAGTACACGTGGCGATGCGGCGACGCAGGAAGTCGGTCGCGCGCCGGGCGCGAAGATGCCGCCGGCGAGCGCCCTGCTCGTCTGGATGGACACCAAGGGCATCCCGCAAGACCGGGCATTCGTCATCGCGCGCGCCGTCAAGCGCCGTGGCCTGAAGGGCCGGTTCTTCATGGCGCGGGCGCTCGCTGCGGTGGAACAGGCCATGCCGGAACGGGTCGAGCAGACGGCGCACGAAATCGAGGCGGCCTGGTGAGCTGGTCAGCGACGCGCACGGGCATGGCAACACTGTTGAAGGCGCAACTGACGGGCGTGTCTGTCTATGACATGATCCCGCAGGCGCTTGGCGGCGAGGCGGACGCAGCCGTCGTGCTACCTGGCGATCCGCTGATCTTGCCCGCAAGCCATGATCTCGACAGCGTGCTGATCCGCGTCTACGTGCGCGCGGCACGCGGCACGCAAAAGGACGGTGCGGCCGCCATCGACAAGTTGATCACGGCGGCAGGGGAAAAAAGCGTCCGTGCCGCGGTGAACAGCGACCGCACGCTCGGCGGCGTCGTGGAAGACACGCGGTTCGTCCGCGTCGAAGGATATGGCGCGATCCAGGATCAGCCGGGCACCTTTCAGGCGGAGATCGTTTTCATCGCAGACATGGAGGGCGCATGATCGTCGAGGGCGTGGAGATCGTGGCACTGGAATACCGCGGGGGCGATGGGCTGATCGTCCGCTCCGGCCTGCTTACCGATAAGCAAATCGCCACGCTCGATGCCGCGCTGACGGACGTGCTGCGGGGTTCGCCATACCGGCTTTGCTGGTTCTGCTGCGATGCGCCGCCGAACGCGTCGCATCGGCCCGAATGCACGATGCACCAGGAAGAGGATGCGGGAGATGAGTGAACCGCGCGGCCTGACCGCTGATCCGGATGTGCCGTTCATGGAGACAAAGCCGGGGCGGCGGCTCGATATCGGCGCCGGCGCCAAGCGCGATCCGGAGTTTGAGACGATGGATCTCTCGCCCGTCTACGGGCCGGACTTCCAGCATGACCTCACGTCCTTCCCCTGGCCGTTCGATGATGGAGCCTTCACCGAGGTGCGCTGCTGGCATGTCCTGGAGCACATCGAGCGCAAGTACCTGATCCCGGTCATGAACGAGCTCTGGCGCATCCTCGAGCCGGGCGGCATTGCCGATATCGAGGTGCCGGTCTTCCCATACTGGACGGCGATCGCCGACCCGACGCACGTCTCGTTTTTCGTGCCGCAG